GAAGATTACGTGGACCAGCCCCTTTCCCCCCATACCGCACAATACGCCCCGAGAATGGCGGCGGCCCAACGATTCTCGGGCGGCCGGACCCGTTCCGTCCCAAGGATTCTCGGCCCGCCCCCGCCCTGGTCGGGGGAGGCCCGAGAAGTGTTGCGCCGCAATAATTCCCGAGCCCGCGGGACCCGAAACACCGTGCGCCGCAACACTTCTCGGGCTGCGACCCGCCGGGGGCCGCCGGTCTTCCGCCCTGGCCGCCGCCGGTGGCACACTGGGGGGGTGACTGAGCCTGGACTGTTCGCCCCGCCGGGCCCGCCGGACGGGGCCGGGCCGACGGTGGCGGCCATGACCGCCTCCATCGCCCAATGGCGCACCGTCGGGCGGCTGCTGTCCCCGATCCAGCTGGACGCCCTGCTGACCCAGGCCTTGGCGGTGGACCGGGCCCGGGCTGCCGGCCGGGCCACGGCCATGTCCGGGGCCATGAACGTGCTGGTCTCCATGCTGGATAAATTCAAGCTGGCGGCCACCGCCGACCCGCCCCCGGCCGATGACCCGCTGAAACAATGGCTGGCCGAGGTGGACGCCGACCAGGCGGCGGTCAGTGTCCCGGCCTACGCTGCGGGACATGACACAGAAGAACACCCAGCCCCCCGACGATGACGCCACCCCCGAGCCGGTGACGGTGGACCCCCCAGCTGGCCAGCCGGTGACGGTGGACCCGGCCCCGGCCGAGGGGGATGCCGATGACACTGACGACGACGACGGGACCGCCGTCACCGTCACCCCGCCCGCCTGACGTACCGCCGAGGCGGATCAGCCCCCGGACCACCCGGGCCACCTTGGGTGGCCGGGTGGCCCGGCTGTCTGCTGGGCTGGGGGCCCCGTTCATGCCGTGGCAACGCCAGGTGTCCGACCTGGTGAATGAGGTGGACCCGGCCACCGGGCTGCGGGTCCACCCGTTCGTGGTGGTCACCGTGCAGCGGCAGGCCGGGAAGACCACCTGGCTGATGGCCGAGGCGGTGGAACGGTGCCTGTTCGGGGCCGCCCGCCGGGTCTGGTACACCGCCCAGTCCGGGCTGTATGCCCGGGAGAAGTGGGCCGAGACCGCCCACCAGCTGCTGGCCCCCGGGTCCCCGCTGGTGGGCCGGGTCGGGGCCCGCTGGTCGGCGGGGTCGGAGTGCCTGACCTTCCCGTCCGGGTCCACCTTCCGGCCGTTCCCACCTACCCGGGACGCCCTGCACGGCCACCAGTCCCACCTGGTGATCGTGGATGAGGGCTGGCGGCACTCGGTGGAGCGCGGCCAGGAGCTGCTCCAGGCCATCGGCCCGACCCAGGCCACCGTGCCCGGGGCCCAGGTGCTGGTGGTCTCCACCCAGGGCACCGCCGCCTCGGCCTGGTTCCATGAATTGGTGGACCGGGGCCGGGCCGGTGACCCGGCCATCGCCCTGGCTGACTGGGGTATTGCTGACACCGATGATCCGATGGACCTGCAGGCGGTGGCCGCCGCCCACCCCGCCATCGGGCACACCATTGACCGGTCCTTCCTGGAACGGGAGGCCGGGCTGCTGTCCCGGAATGAATTCGCCAGGGCCTATGGCAATATCCGCACCCAGGCCGAACAGCGGTATATCCCCGAACCGGTCTGGAAGGCCGCCGCCGACCCGGCCGCCCCGGTGCCCGACCCGGTGGTGCTGGCCGCCGAGGTGGCCCAGGACCGCACCCGTACCGCCATCGTGGCGGTGTCTGCCGGCTCGGCCGAGGTGGTGGAGTCCCGGGCCGGGCTGGACTGGGCCGCCCCCCGGCTGGCCGAGCTGGTGGCCGCCCACCGCCCGGCCGCCCTGGTGGTGGACCCCCGGGGGCCGTCGGCGGCCCTGCATGACCAGCTGGCCAGGGCCGGGGTCACCCTGTACCCGTGGAAGGCCACCGACGGCCCGGCCGCCTGCCTGCACCTGATGGACGCCCTGACCGCCGGGCGGGTCCGCATCCGGCCGCACCCCAACCTGGATGAAGCCGCCGACGCTGCTGTACCCCGTATCTCGGGGGACGGGTGGGTATGGGGCCGCCGCCTGTCCGGTGGTCCCATCGCCGAGCTGGTGGCCCTGTCCTGGGGGCTGTGGGTGGACCTTCACCGGCCCGCCGCCCCGGTCATGCCACGCCTCATCACCAGCGCTGATTAGTGTCAAGGCTGTGTTGACAGTCACTCGCCCTGGCCGGAACATAAGGTGTCAAGTCTGCGTTGACACTAGTAGTAGTGTCCGAGCAACCGAGGGAGTCCAGAATGGCCCGCAAGATGATTACCCAGCTGGTCAAGGGTGAGAAGTTCTACTACACCACCGCCGCCGCCAGCGGTAACGGTGACTACACCGCCGTTATCACGGTGGCCGCCATCGTCCCGCTGCTGGGCACCGAGCTGGTGGAGGTGTGGGCCGAGACCTGGGGCACCCACCCGGCCCGCCTGTGGGGCACCTACCCCGGCACCGACGTGGCCGAGCTGGTGGCCCGCTGATGGCCCCCAGGATGAAGTCAGCCCCCCGGGTCCGCCGGGTGGTGGAGACCGCCGAATATGGCCAGATGGTCCGCCGGATGGTGGCCGCCTACGCCAGGCGGGTCAGTGATGGCCCGGGTGACGTGGAGGCCCTGACCGGGCTGGCCGAGCTGGCCGCCGACGTGGATGCGGCCATGGCCGACGCTGTGGCCGCCCTCAAGGCATCCGGGCACAGCTGGGCCGAGGTGGCCCGGGTCCTGGGTACGTCCCGCCAGGCCGCCCAGCAGCGGTACGGGGTGAAGGCATGACCCGGGATCGGCGGGACCGGGACCGGGCGGTGTGCCCGGCCTGTGGCCGTGAAGTCACGGTGCGGCGGGACGGCGGCCTGATGGCCCACCGCCGGGCTGACGGGAAGTCATGCGTCCCGGCCGCCTGGCACGCCAGGACCCGGGGCGGTGCCTGTGCGGACTGCGGCCGGGATCACCGAACCGGTGACATGGAGTGTCCTTACCCGGGGGGTGCCCGATGACCCGGTGGGTGGCGGGTGACTGGGACATGGCCACCGCCTATGAGGTGGCCGAGGTGGATGACGTGGACTGGAACGGGTGGGTGGTCCCGTTCGTGACCAGGGCCCAGCTGGATGCCATCGTGGCCGGGATGGACCTGCTGACGGTGTGGCAACCGGACGGGTCGGTGCTGGTCACCGACCCGGCCACCGAGGCCGGGCAGGACAATGACCCGATCGTGGACCTGTGGGGGCCGCCGGACGCTGACGGCCTGTTCATGCTGGACGGCTGGACATGGCTGGAGGTGGACCGTCCGACCCCCCGGGCATCATCCGGGGGGTGATCCTGTGGGTACTGGTCTGCGATGGGTGTCAGGCCCGGGCGGCCGAGCCGCACCCATCGCAGGCCGAGGCCCAGTCACCGGCCCCCGGCTGGGTGTTCCGTAACGGCCCCGATGGTGGGGACTTCTGCCCGGCCTGTGCCGCCGCCCTTCCCCCGCCGCCCCGCCCCGTCACCCGATGGTGACGGGGCGGCCCCGTCTGCTGGACCTGTTCTGCGGGGAGGGCGGGGCCGGGGCCGGGTATGCGGCTGCCGGCTGGGACGTGACGGGGGTGGACTGGGCCCCCAGGGCGGGCCGTCACTACCCGTTCCCGTTCATCCAGGCCGAGGCGGTGGCCTACCTGGCCGAGCACGGCCGGGAGTATGACGCCATCCACGCGTCCCCGCCGTGCCAGGTCCATTCCAAGGTCCGGCCGATGATCGGAACCGATGCGGGGTCACTGTTCCCCGAGCTGGCCCTACACCCGGACCTTCTGCCCGCCACCAGGGCCGCCCTGGCCGCCTCGGGCCGCCCGTACATTATCGAGAACGTACCGGGGGCCCCACTTCTGGACCCGGTGCTGCTGTGCGGCACCATGTTCGGGCTGGCCGTGGCCTGCCAGGACGGGGTGGCCCGGGAGCTGCAGCGGCACCGGCTGTTTGAATCGTCGGTGCCGCTGGCCGCCCCGGGGCCCTGTGCCCATCAGCTCCCGGCCATATCGGTGATCGGGCACAGCTCGGGCACGGTGTTCCGGCGGGCCTACTCGGGCACCGGCACCGAGCCCCAGCGGGCCCTGGGGGTGGACTGGGTGACCACCCGCAAGGGCATCGCCCAGGCCATCCCGCCAGCGTTCACCGAGCACCTGGGCCGCCAGCTGCTGGCCGCCCTGGTCAGCGGGCGGTGACAATCCTGGGGGCCAGCGGATCGGTCGGCGGCGGCGGCACCGGGAGGCCCAGGTGGGCCAGCACCTCGGTGGTGGCCACCCGCCCCGGCCCGGCCCGGCCCAGCTCCCGGCGGTCCATCATCCGGTACACGGTGGACCGGTGGACCCCGAGCACCTGGGCGGCCTCATCCACCGTCAGCAGCGGGCGGTCCCACGGGTTCGGGATCATCACAGAACGGTAACGGAATATAACGATTCGGTACGTATCGTCGCACAGCGTCGCACAGCGTCGCACCCCCCTTGCACGGTGTTCGGTACGTGGGTGAGTCTGCCCCCCATGGGATGGCTGGGTCACCTGCGGGCCGCGCTGGATGTTCCGGCACCCTTTCCTCCGACGTTCGGGGCCGCCGATCAGGTGGGGGTGGCCACCTGGGAACCCCACGGGGAGCTGGCCCACCTGATGGTGGAGGACCTGTGGGGGCCGCTGGACCCTGACCTGTGGCCGGTGTCCCGGGAACAGGCGATGACCGTCCCGTCTGTGGCGGCCTGCCACCACCGGGTGGTGGGCACCCTGTCCCGCCTGCCGCTGGTGGCCGAGACTGCTGCCGGCGGGGCCCGGACCACCCAGACGGGGCTACTGGACCAGCCCGACCCCGGGGTACCGCACACCACCACCATGCGGGACACCCTCAGTGACCTGCTGTTCCACGGCCAGGCATGGTGGGGGGTCACGGCCACCTACGCCGATGGCCGCCCGCTGGACGTGGTGGCCGTCCCGGTGGGGTCCATCGTCAGTAATGAGGATGGTCAGGCCGCCCTGGCCGAGGGCTACGCCGACTGGCTGGCCAGGGCCAGGGGGGTGGCCGTGCTGCTGGGCGGCACCTGGCTGATCCGATTCGATGGCCCCCATGCCGGGCTGTGCACCATCGGCCAGACGGCGGTGCGGTCAGCGATGCGGCTGGAAGCCTCGGTGCTCACAGCGGCGGCCAACCCGGTGCCATCCATGGAGCTGCACCAGACCACCGACGCCGATATCCCCGACACCACGGTGCGGGCCATGATCGCCCAGTGGGAGGCGGCCCGCCGTAAGGGCGGGGTGGGCTACACCAATGCGGCGGTGGAGCTGCGCACCCACGGCCTGCAGCCGGAACAGCTGCTGATCGGGGCCCGTAATCAGCAGGCGGTGGACATGGCCCGGCTGGCCGGTATCCCGGCCAGCTCCATAGATGCGGCCATCCCGGGGGCGTCACTGACCTACGCCAACCTGATGGACCGCCTCACCGACCTGGTGAATTTCGGCCTGCAGCCCTATGCCGCATCGGTCACCGCCCGGCTGTCCATGGATGACGTTCTGCCCCATGGCACCTCGGCCAAGTTTGACTATTCCAGCCTGTACCCGGACGTACCCACGGCCCGGGCTGCGGCCCCCGCCACCCCGCTAGCCCCCGACCGTCAGGAGACCCCAGCATGACCCGATCCAGTGTCAACCCAACCTTGACAGCTTCCGCCCCCACGGTGGACGCCCTGACCATCCCGGCCGCCATCACCGCCGCCGACCCTGGCGGCCGGACCATCACCGGCCGGGTCCTGCTGTATGGCCAGGTGGGCCACACCTCGGCGGGCCCGGCCCGGTTCGCTGCGGGGAGTCTGACCGCCGCCGACCCGTCCCGGGTGAAGCTGCTGGTGGAGCATGACGTGGAGCGCGTGGTGGGGTTCGGGGCGTCGGTGGTCCCCGACGCCGACGGCATCACCGCCACCTTCTCGGTGCCGCAGGGCCCCGAGGGGGACGCTGTGCTGGCCTCGGCGGCGGCCGGGCTGCGTGACGGCCTGTCAGTCGGGGTGGAGCTGACCGACGCCACCCGGGCCGCTGACGGGGTGCTGGACGTGACCGCCGCTGTGTGGCGGGAAACTTCCATCGTGGCCATCCCGGCCTACACCGGCACCCAGGTGACCAGGGTGGCCGCCTCGGCCCAGCTGGTCCCCGCCTACGCCCCCGGCTCCCGGGCTGACGCCCAGCCCGGGCACCGGGTGGCCCCGATCCTGACCCCCGTTCACCAGGTGACCAAGCTGGCCGCCCGGTACACCGGGGACACCGAGCTGGTGTCCGAGGCGTGTGAACGGATGGCCGCCGGGTGGCGGCAGAACGGGGTCAGCGGGCTGCTGGATGCCGCCCTGGCGGACATCGTTCTGCCCACCGACCCGACCCAGCGCGATGCGATGATCCCGCCCCAGTGGGTGGGGGAGCTGTTCCAGGCCCGCCTCCACGGCCAGCGGCCCATCATTGACGCCATCCAGAAGAAGCCCCTGACTTCCATCCGGGTCACCGGCATCCGGAAGACATGGCCCAGCCTCGGGGTCGGTGACTATGCCGGCGGGAAGGCCCAGATTCCCAGCGCGGGCACCATGGTGCTGGAACCGGTGTCCACCGACGCCCAGCGCATCGCTGGCGGGCACGACGTGGACCGCATCCTGTTTGACTTCCCGGCCGATTACGGGTCGGGGTCCTGGCTGCAGTCCTACTACGAGATTCAGACGGACAACTACCTGGCCCTGACTGAATCCCATGTCGCCACCGCGCTGCTGGCCGACGCCACCACCCTGCCCGGCACCCCCGCCGACGTGCTGACCGCCATCACCGACCTGGCCGCCTACCTCGGGAGCGTGGGGGCGTCCCTGGACTTCCTGAAGGTGTCCCCCGACCTGTACGGGGCCGCCCTGGCGATTAAGAACACCGACGCCCCTTGGCTGTTCACCGGGTCGGCCAACATCACCGACCAGTCGGCCACCATCGGCGGTCTCACCATCCGGGCCGAGGCCACCCTTCCGGCCGGGACGGTGCTCGGCGGTGACCGCCGGGCGGCCACGTTCTTTGAATGGCGTAACCCCCCGATCCGGGTCCAGGCCCTGGAAGTGGCCCGTGGCGGGGTTGACTTGGCCGTGTATGGGTACTGGGCGTATCTGACCAATGATGCGGCGGCGGTGGCCGTGACCCACGTAGCCCCGGTGCTCCCGTTCGCCGCCGATGACCAGTCCCGGTCCAAGGCAGCCAAGTAGCCCGATGACTGCCGCCCACGCCCCTGTGTGGCTGGTGCCTGCTGACGTGGCCGTCTGGCTGCAGCTGAAGGCCCCGGACGCCTCCACCACCGAGCTGCTGGCTGTCTGCAGCGCGGCGGTGGAGCCCCAGGTGGAGCGGGCCCGGCCCGATATGCGGGTGTTCTATGACCCCGACGACCCGAACCCGCCCGACCCGCCACCGCCGGGGTGGCCGGTGGTGTTCACCCCGGACGCCGAGGTGTACCAGGCGGCGGTGATGCTGGCCGGGCGGCTGTTCCGACGCCGGAACAGCCCCGGCGGGATAGAGGCGGTGGCCGATATCGGCGGCCTGTACGTGTCCCGGTATGACCCCGAGATAGAGCGGGCCCTGCACACCGGGGCCTGGCGGCGGGGGGCCTGGCTGTGACCGGGCCCCTGCCGCTGGACCTGGTGGTGGCCGAGCAGGTGTCCCGGCTGACCGCCGGGGGGGTCCCGGCCGCCGTGCAGCTGGCTGACCTGAATCCGCCGGGGGTGCTGGTGAAGTTCCCCGACGTGGCGTTCACGTTCGGGAAGGCCTCGGTTGACTACCTGTTCACCGGCCTGCTGATCGTTCCCAACACCGGCCCGGCCACCGCCCTGGTCGCGCTGGGGGAGCTGCTGGTGGCCGCCCAGGCCGCCCTGGCCGGGGCCATCACCTCGGCCTTGGCGGTGGACGTGGCCGGAATAGACGGGGCCGCCCCGGCCCCCGGGTACCGCATCACCTGGTCCTTCACCCACCGACGGAAGTAGGAAGACATGACCGCACCTGTGGACCCCACAGTCAAGCTCGGCCCCGGCACGCTGACGTTCGGTGAGACCGCCACCGCCATAGACGTGTCCTGCCTGGTGAACAGCTTCACCATCGTGGCCACCAAGGATCAGGGCGATTCGGTGACCAAGCTGTGCGGGACGGTGAAGACCGGGGTCATCACCTACACCTACCAGGGCACCGGGAACCTGGACACCGACGTGGCCGACCCTGACGGCCTGTTCGCCCTGTCCCAGCTGTCCCCCGGCACCGAGGTGCCTTTCAGTTTCTGCCCGAACACCGAGGGGGCCCCGACGGCCACCGGCACGGTGATCCTGGACCCGCTGGACTTTGGCGGGGAGGAGTACGGGGCCATCCTCGCCTCAGACCTTGCCCTTGACCTGGTGGGGGCCCCCACCTACACCTGGCCCATCGCTGCTGACCCGGCCGCATGACCCCCAAGGTTGGGGTGCGGGTGCTCGGGGCCGACCGGGTGGCCTCCACCCTCGGGCGGCTGGCCGAGCAGCTGGCCGACCTGGACACCGAGGCCAGGGCGGGGGCCGAGCTGGTCACCGCTGCGGCGGCGGCCAGGGCCCCCCGCCGATCCGGGGCGATGGCCGCCAGCCTGCGCACCGACGTGGCCGACTCGGCGGCCTCCATCAGCGCGGCGGTGCCCTACGCCATCCCGCTGGATAAGGGGGTGGGGCCCCGCCCTGGCCGACGGGGGCCACACAACATCAGGGCCACCCGCTGGCTGACCGGGGCCGCCCAGGACCAGACCGACCGGGTGGTGCGGGTGTTTGACACCTCGGTGACCCGCTGGTGTGCGGCGGTGCGGGGAGCGTGACCACCGTCCCGAGCCTGCCGGCGTTACCCACCCTGGTGGTGCAGCTGGCCGCCGACGCTGACCCGGTGCTGGTGCAGACCACCCAACAGGACATGCTGGCTTGGGAGGAGACCAGCCACAAGCACAAGTGGCCCGGGGCCGCCGACGCCCCGTTCCTGCTGTCCTGGTTCATGGGCTGGCACGCCCTCCGACGTACCGGGGGCCTGCCCGAGTCCATGCGGACCTGGGAGCTGTTCCGGGCTAATGCGGTGGGTGTCGGCCCGGCCCCCGACGCTGACGGCGGCGGTCCCGCCACCCCTACCCTGCCGGGACCCGATCCCGGCTGATAGCTGAATTGACGGTGGTCACCCATATCCCGCCAGCGGTGTGGGCGGCCATGGACCCGGACATGCTGGTGACGGTGCTGGACGTGCTGCGGGTGCAGGCCGAGTCTCGGAGGGGGTGAACCGATGCCGAACATCATTGTGAAGATCATCGGGGACGCCACCTCGGCCATCCGGGCCACCAAGGACGCCCAGGGCGGGGTGTCCGGGTTCGCCTCCACCATGTCCAGCCTGGCGGCCCCGGCGGCGGCGGTGGTCACGGCGGCGGCCGGTATCGGGCTGGGGTTCGCCAAGGCCGCCTCCGACGTGGAGCAGGCCATGGGCGGCCTTGACTCGGTGTTCGGTGACTCGGCCAAGTCCGTCAAGGAATGGTCCGACCAGGCGGCCACCTCGGTGGGCCTGTCCAAGAAGGACTACGCCAACCTGGCCACCAAGATGGGGGCCCAATTCACCAACATGGGCCAGTCGCAGGACAAAGCGGCCAAGTCCACCAAGGGCATGATTGAGCTGGGGGCCGACCTGGCGGCCACGTTCGGCGGGTCCACCGCCGACGCTGTGGGGGCCCTGTCTTCCGCGCTGCGCGGGGAGGCCGACCCGGCCGAGAAGTACGGACTGAGCCTGTCCGCCGCCGCCGTGTCGGCCCAGATGGCCGCCGACGGGACAGACAAGCTGACCGGGGAGGCCCAGAAGGCCGCCAAGGCCCAGGCCATCATGACGCTGGCCACGAAACAGTCAGGCGGGGCCATCGGCCAATTCGGCCGGGAGGCCGAGGGGGCGGCGGGTCAGCAGGCCATCGCCACCGCATCCTGGGCCGACGCCTCGGCCGAGCTGGGTAAGGCCCTGCTCCCGGCCCTGACCTGGGTCACCTCCATGCTGCGCACCATGGCCCAGTGGGTCAGCCAGAACAGCAGCCTGGTCCTGGCGTTCGTGGGGGTCATCGCTGGCCTGGCCGCCGCCATCCTGGTGGTGAACGGGGTCATGAAGGCCTATGCCGCCGCCCAGATGGTGGTGAAGGTGGCCACCGCCGCCTGGGCCGCCGCCCAATGGCTGCTCAATGCCGCGATGACCGCCAACCCGGTAGCGCTGGTCATCATCGCGGTGGCCGCCCTGGCGGCGGCCATCGTCCTGCTGTGGAAGAAGTCCGAGACCTTCCGCACCATCGTGCTGGCCGTCTGGAAGGCCGTGCAGACCGCCGCCGCCGTGGCCTGGAAGGCCATCCAGACGGCGGTATCGGCGGTCATCAGCTTCATCACCTCGGCGGTGCGGGCGGTGGGTACGTTCGTGGCCGGTGTGTGGCGGGCCATCAGCACGGCGGCCGGGACGGCCTGGCGGGCGGTGACCACCGTGGTGCGGGCGGTGGTGGCCGCCCTGACCACCGCCTGGCGGGCCTTCATGGCCTGGATCACCGCCCTGTTTAACAGCGTGAAGGGCATAGTCACCTCGGCCTGGAACGCTATTAAGTCCCCCATCGCTGCTGTGGTGACCTGGATCCAGGAGAAGTGGCGCGGGTTCATCACCTGGATCACCGAGCTGTGGGCCAAGCTGAAGGGCATCGCCACCACCGCCTGGGATGCGGTGAAGGCCCCGGTGGAGGCCGTGGTGGAGGCGGTGGGGAAGGCCTGGGAGGAGCTGACCGCCGTAGTCCAGGCGGTGTGGGACGGGATCGTGCGGATAGTGGATGCCGCCCTGGCCCCAGTGAAGACCGCCATCCAGGGCATAGCTGACCTGTGGGATTCCACCGTGGGGGCCATCAGCGCTGGGGTGGAGAAGGTGGCCGGGTGGATCGGCGGGATTCTGGGCAAGCTGGCCGACGTGGCCGGGAAGGTGGCCGGGGGCCTGGGTGTCGGGAAGTCGGCCCCGGCCTCGGCCTCGGTGTCCGGGGTGTACTCCCCCGCCACCTACGCCACCGGGGTGGGCACCGACGTGCTGGCCGGGCCGTACCGGCCCACCGCCGTGGCCGCCGGGGGTACCCATATCACCGTGAACGGGGCCCTGGACCCCGACGCTGTGGCCCGCCAGATTCAGGCCCTGCTGCGCGGTAGGGCCCGCCGGACCGGGCCGCTGCTGCTGGGCGGCCTGACCCGATGACTACCCGTTACGTCACGGTGACGTTATGACCACCCCGGTATCGGCCGAGCTGTGGATCGGCGGGGAGCTGGTGGCCGACGGGTCGGCCCCCGATGACGGGTCACCGGCCGCCCTGTCCGGGCTGCAGCTGGTCTGGGGCCGCACCTCAACGGTGGACCAGCCCGACGCCGGGACGGCCAGCTTCCAGCTGTATGACCCGTCCGGTAACCAGACGTTCGCCCGGCTGGCCGCCGTCGGCCAGCAGGTCCAGGTCCGGTCCACCGGCACCAGCTGGAACGCCGAGCAGGCCGAGACCATCACCGACCCGGGCTGGCTGTCATTCACCGCCGGGACCCGGGTCGGGGCGGGGGCCCCGTCCGGCACCCCCCAGGCCCCCAACCGGGTCTGGTGTCAGTCCTACTGTGACGCCTACACCGTGACCCGCCCTGGCGGCGGGGTGGCCGTCACGGCGGTGGTGAAGCCCACCATGCCGCAGTACAACGGGGCCAACCGGGTGCTGGTCATCCCGCCGTTACCGCTGGCCCCGCCGACCGACCCCACCGCCTGGGACGGGGTGCCACGTACCGCCCCGGGCCAGGCATGGACCATCCGGGTGGGGGCCGGGTGGGCCGCCCCCGGCACCGTGCTGTGGGTGGCCCCGGCCTACTTCACCACCCCCTGGGCGTGGCCGACGTTCGGCCCCCAGGTGGCCTGGGACCCTGCCGGCGGGCCGCTGGTGCTCCCGGTGGCCCCCACCATGATGGGCCGGTGGATGGGCCTCGGGGTGATCTCATCCCCGGGGTACACCTGGGACCGCCTGCCGCCCACCCTGACCTGGGACACCGTGGACCCCACCTGGACCTGGGACACCATGGGCGGGTTCTGGGTGGATGACACCAGCCTGACCGGGCCGTCCGGGTCATCGGTGCGCACCGTGCTGGCCTTCTCGGGCCGGATCACCGACGCCACCGCCGGGTGGGTGGAGTCGGTGGGGGCGGCGGTGGTGAACGTGACCGCCACCGATTCCGCCGCCGACCTGGCCAACCGGGACGTGGGGGCCGAGCCTTGGCCCGCCGAGACTGTGGCGGCCAGGGCGTCCAGGATCGTGGCCGCCTCGGGCTACCCGGTGACCCTGGTGGTGGACCCGGGGCCGGGGGCCCGCCAGGTCACCCGCATGGACGTGGACCGCCAGCAGGTCCTGGGGATGCTGCAGGACGTGGCCACCTCGGTGGACGCTGTGCTGTGGGCCGCCGCCCACAGCACCCTGGGCCCCTACCTGTGGGTGGAAGACATGACCACCCGCCCGGCGGTGAACACCCTCGCCCTGGTCGGCGGGGTCATCACCGTGGTGCACGGCGGGACCGCCGCCGGGCTGGTCTTCTCGGCCTGTGAGCTGGACCTGGAACCGGTGCGGTGGGTGCAGACCTTGGCCGACCTTGCCACCCGGGTGGTGGTGACGTGGCGGGACCAGACCACCACCCCCGACCCCACCGACCGGACCGTGCTGCTGCGGGACGCCGACATGGAGGCCCCCACCGGGCCCTACGGCACCCGCCGGGTGTCGGTGACTTCCCAGGTGACCACCGAGGCGGTGGCCACCGAGGTGGCGGCGGCGGTCCTGTCCCGGCTGTCCAGCTCCACCGGGTGGCGGGTCGGCGGCCTGGTGTGGCACGCCGATCCGGACATGGGCACCGCCGAGGTGGACCGGTGCCTGACCCTGCTGGACGGGACGCTGCGGCTGGGGGCCCCGCTGACGGTGACCGACCTTCCCGGCTGGTCACCCTCGGCCGGTAAGGACGTGGTGGCCTACGTGGAGGGCGGGTCCTACACCTACACCGACGGGGCCTGGACGCTGGACCTGGTGGCCGCCTCGGCCAACGGGGTGGGGGCGTCGGTGACCTGGGACCAGCTGGACCCCACCTGGACCTGGGACCAGTGGGACCCCACCCTGACCTGGGATGACCTGCGCGGGGTGGGCCCCCCGGCCGCCCTGGCCGCCCGTACCCGCCGCCCCGACCGTCAGGAGACCCAGCGATGACCACCCCCTACTACAAGTGGCCCCTTCCCCAGGGCACCGACCTGGTTATCAGCGGTGATGACGCCATCCGGGCCCTGGGTAACGGGGTGGACGCCTCCATGGCCCCGCATGAGTGTGAGGGTTCGGCGGCCTCGGCCGGGTCCATCCCGCCCACGGCCTGGACCAAGGTCTCCATTACCCAGCAGGACTACAAGGTGGGCACCGCCGTGGGGGTGGCCGGGAACGGGATCACCGTCAGCGTGGCCGGGCGGTATCTCATCATCGGGTCACTGAATTTCAGTAACGCGGTGACCACCGGCCGCCGCCTGGTGTCCTGGGGATCGTTCGCCGCCACCACCCCGGCCGCCTCGGCCGATGCGGTGGGGTCCACCGGCACCAGCTCCAGTCAATGCATCCAGGTGGTGCAGACGGCCAATCTGCCGGCGGGCTACGTGGTGTGTCTGTTCGGGTACCAGGACAGTGGCCAGACGCTGCAGCTCCCGGGCCGCCGTCTGATCGTTCGCAGGCTCAATCCATAGGAAGGCATGACCATGGGGTATTGGGATATTTCACAGATGGCCCTGGACGGGGACCTGTCCGCCAGGGTGCAGGCCTGCGCGGCCCAGGAGTCCGATGACAACCCCTACACCTGGACCGGGGACAACATGCTGGACCTGGCCGCCCAGCCCGGGTGGGCCGAGGCGTGGGCGTCCGCCCTGGCCGCCGGTAACACCGCCCCGGGCCGGGATGAGGCCGTGATAACGGACGGCATGATCCTGTCCGGGGTCCAGGCCCTGCTGGGGGTGGCCGGGGATGGCTGACCCGCCGATGACCGACGCCCAGGCCAGGGTGCAGACCACCTACGTCTGGGTGCTGGGCCTGGTCATCGTGGCCACCGCCGCCGCCGCCACCGTGCTGGGCCTGCGCAGTCACGACACGGTGGCCGCCCTGGCCGCCACCATCTGCGCGGCTGCGGTAGGTGCCTTGGCGGCCATGGCCTGGCGGCGGTGATGGCCGTCCGGGCTGATGAGGCCGACCCCAGGGTGATGCTGTACCGCCGACTCCTGAAGGCCGGAACCGAGTGTGAGCACGGCCAACCGGCCGGGTCCATCATCCGGCCGTGGTGCCTGACCCCGGCCTGCCCGAGGTGCCGCCGGGAGGCGTCCTACCTGTGGGTGACGGTGGAGGCCGCCGCCACCATCGGCGCGCCTAACCCGCCCGGCCAGGGTGGGCTGTGATGATCCAGAACGTAGAACGGCGGCCACCCCAGCCAGGGTGACCGCCGTAGTCCCAGCTCGGATGGCCCCGAGCGGTAGGCCCAAGATACCCGGGCCGCACCGCCTCAGAGCATCCGACACACTCGGAAGGCTCAGACGGTGAAACGCAGACTCATCATTACCGGCACCATGGCCGGTACCTGTTCGCTGTGCCGCCAGGACTACCCCGAGGGCACCCAGCTGGTCCGCATCCCGGGGGCCGGGTGGGTGCACCAGGCGTGCTCCATGGGCCGGTGGCCCAAGTGTGGCCACCCCACCGCCAGCGGCCACCCGTGCCGCATCCTGGTGGCCCGTGACGCCCCCGGGTGCCACCTCCACGCCCCGGCCGAGGCCCGCCGCCCCTGACCTGTTCCTAACGGGGTCCGCATGGTGGCATCCCCCGATCCCTGACCCAATGGGCCACCCCGGTATAGGCACGGTGAACCGGCACCACGTTCCACGCCCTGCAGTCCCGGCGGCCATGGCCATGGTCACCCGGGTGGGTCAGTGGGATCAGCGCTCAGCGGGGGCCCACCGGCACCCCGCCCTTAGTGCTGCACGTTCCGGATCGTGGGCCATGGAACGGGGGACCCAGGGGGGGGATAGCTTTCACGTTCGTGCATACCTATCCACCCCCCACTAACAGACGGTGAGATTCAGCAGAAGCCCCCACCAGGTCAGCACCACGGCCAGGTGACCGAGGCTGGTACGTGACAGGCCCCGCCCTGGTCGGGGACGATGGGCCCGGGAGGGTGCTATGCCTCGGGACTATCAGGTGGATGGTGGTGTGGCGTACCTGGCCGGGCGGCGGCGGCCGGGGCGTAATGCGTGGCAGTCGCTGGGGCCGGGGACCCGGCGGCGGCTGCGGGATGCCTGTATCGCCATCCATGGGCCGTGGTGCTGGCAATGCGGCCAGCGGGCCACCGAGGCCGATCACGTCATCCCGGTGTCTGCCGGCGGCACCAATGAGGTGGCCAACCTGCGGCCCAGCTGCGGCCGGTGTAATCGGTCCAGGTCCAACGGGGCCACCGGGGATGGGGCCTACGGGGCGGTGGTGGTGCTGGACACCCACCCGCCCGAGGATGCCTGTATGCGGCTGGACGTGGCCGTCCTGGCCGCCGCCCTGGCCGGGGTGACCCCGGCCCCGGATGCGGCCCTGCTGGCCGTGGCCAGGGCCGCCTACACCGCCGCCCTGGCCGCCGCCCGCCGCCTGCCCGATCCGGTGGTGGTGTGGGCGGTGCCCGACCAGGCCGCCGAGCTGGCCGGGCCCCCGGCCCCGCCGCCGCCGTCCCGCCAGTGGTGACTGTCACCCCGGTGCCTTAGCGTGGACCTGTGACCGAGCCCCCGCCGCCCCGCCGCTGGCACCCCGCTGACGCTGACTACCGCCGGGTGTGGGAACACCTGGCCCGCCAGCGGGACCTGGGCCCGGACTGGGTGAAGCTGGACGATGGCCGGGTGGTCCGGGTCGGGGCCGACGCCGAGGGGGAGGGATGACCACCACCGATGACTTCCGGGCCGTGGTGGGCCGCCTGCGTTCCTGGGGGTTCCCGGTGGTGGAGTGGTCCGGCTGTTACGGGCGGTCCAACGGGTCCAGCTGGGCGGCCGGGCGGCCGGTGGGTCACCTCAATCATCACTACGTCTGTTCGCTGAATCCGGCCCAGTCCTACATTGACGGCCTGGTCGGGAACCTGGCCGCCGGGTCGGTGGTGAATTGGTTCGCTGACGTGAACGGGGCCGCCTACCTGGTGGGCACCGGGCCGATGAATCACGCTGGCACCGGGAACAGCTCGGTCCTGGACCGGACCAGGGCCGACCAGCCCCCGCCCGGCCCGGCCAGCAGCTCGGGGGACACCTCGGGTAACCCCCACTACAGCGGCACCGAGTGTCAGCACCCGGGTGACTCCACGCCCTGGCCGACGCCCATGCTGGACGTGATGGTGGCCATTAACGCGGCCGAGTTCATCCAGTGGGGCTACACCGCCGCCCGGGCCGTGAACCACTACGAGTGGACCAACCGGAAGATTGACATGTCAGCAGGGGGCGGGTCTTCCGATTCCTGGGCTGGACAGGAGCTGCGGCGGCGGGTGTCCGCCCAGATGACCGGGGATGAGGATGATGAAGTGACTGATGACGACGTGGACCGCATCGCTGACGCTGTGATCGCCAAGATGAAACAGGTCACCGTTAATGGGAACTACGTGGACGCCAACACCGGGAAGGAGACCCAGGGGAATTGGCCGGTGTTTGACGCCATCGGGGACACCCTGACCTACGGCGGCCGGGCCGCCCGGTATTCCAAGGTGGCCTGTCAGAAGCTGGACTGATGACCCTGGAACCGGGGTCACACCTGATGGTCCTGGTGTGCCCGCGCTGCGGGGAGCAGGCCACCACCCTGGTGCACCTGGCCGCCCGGCTGACGGTGGATGACGACGGGGCCACCCTCAAGGCCACCGCCAAGTCCAAGCCAGTGGACCATGCCTGTGGGACCACCGCCCTGTTCCCGGTACCCACCGACCCGACCAGCCCGGATGAGGTGGGCACCCGCCCGCTGGACTACCGGGAACGCCAGACGGGGGAGCGTAATGACCCAACCTGACCCGGCCGCCGAGCTGCCGGCCGAGCCTTACGGCATCCGGGGCCACCAGGTCACCGAGGTGTGCCGGGTGCTGGGCCTGGACCCCGGGACTGTGACCAGCATCAGCATTACCTGGGATGAGGTGGTGGTCACCCATGCCATCCTCCGACCGAGGGGGGCCCCGCATGGATGACGCCGAGGTGGCCATAGACGTGCTGCGGCACCCCCTCCACGGCTGGGTGGTGCTGCTGGTGCTGGATAAGGATGACGCCCCCAACCTGATGCTGACCCCCACCGAGGCCGCCGCCCTGGCCGGTGGACTGGAGGCCGCCGCCATCACCGCCGCCGCCCGGGACCACCGGGACCGGGTGGAGTCGTGACCCATACCGCCACCGTGCTGTGTACCGGGGGGGTGGCCTGGGCTGTGTGCCGCTGCGGGTGGCGGTCCCCGTCCCGTACCTCGGAGGCCACCGTCTGGCCCGACGCCCCGGCCCGGTCAGCAGCGCACGCCCTGATCCTGGCCGAGCGTGCAGCGGCCTGGCACCTGCGGGTCCAGGTCCGAGGGGGAGGGGGGGGGTACCCTTGGGGGGGGGCCCCCCCCCCCCCCCCCCCCCGGGGGGGGGGGGAG